CTACCAAATCGAGGCCGACCCGCTCTTCTTCATGGCCCAACGTGGAGAGGCACAACTTTCTGAATGGACTGATAAAATCGCTGAAATTAAGGCTCGACTTCCTTACCCTGACACTTCTGTAGGCTGACGCGGACCAGTAGCTGGTGACAGCCTGTTTAACACTGAGGACACTCACAATGAAGAAGACGATCACCGCTGGTGTAACTGCCGCTGTTATTGCTACTGCAACCCCCTTTATCGCTAAGTGGGAAGGGCTAGAGACTACAGCCTACAGGGACATTGTGGGTGTCCCCACTGTCTGTTATGGTGAGACCCGTGGCGTTCAGATGGGCGACACCTACACAAAAGAACAGTGCATGGACATGCTCAAGGTTGCTGTAGGTGATTACTACCGTAAGATCGAACCTTGTATGACCAACAAAGACATTCCTGTAGGTGTCCAAGCCTCTATCCTTGAATTAGCCTATAACGTGGGTACCAGCGCCGCTTGTAAGTCTACCATGATGAAACTCGCCAACCAAGGTAAATACAAAGAAGCCTGTAGAGAACTTGATAAGTGGGTCAAGGCAGGTGGCCAGACTGTCAGAGGTCTACAGAACCGTAGGGCTGACAGCAAGGTAAATCTGTGTCTAAGTGGGCTGTGATGAAGAAATTCATTCTGGCCTCTTTTTTGTTGCTTACAGGGTGTGGTGGCAGCGGACCTTTAAGCCTTCTCACAGGCGGTGGTCCTAGGATTGCTACCTCTGTCCAAGCTGGTAAAGAAAACACTAAACAGATTGTAGCTAACCAGACTACAACAGAAGCAGGCAGGGACGTTATACAACAAGACAGTCCTATTGTTGCTGAAGAAATTAAAGAAGTGAATGTTCAACAGACCCCCATGTGGATGCTTGTGCTTCTTGTTCTTGGATGGCTATTGCCGTCTCCTAATGAAATTGCCAAATGGATTCGAGGTTTGTTTAAATGGACTACATAAACAACATTGTTGGGTATATGGTCTCTGCACTCTTTGCAGGGATTACATGGCTTATTCGACGTGTGTTGACTAATGAGAAGCAGATTGCATTGCTTCAACTTGAGATCAGAGACAGGGACGAGAGACGACAAGAAGACAGAGAGATCATGCAAGAGATCAAATCTGATCTTAAAGAAGTCAAAAGAGACATTATCGAATTGTATAAAGCCCAACCAGATCAACAGTGATTTGTTATAGTATTACCTTAAAAGTAAACCCCCGTCAGGATTGATTTCCTGCGGGGGTCTTTTTTATTTTCAATCGTCGTTGACTTCGGGTTCCAGTTCGCCAATCAAACGGTCAAGATACCAACGAGCTTTCTTGAGGTCTTCGACAGGTTTCTGTTTGTAGCGCCAACGATGAAGGTACTTCTTGCAGTTACCTTCCAGATAACCTGTATAGCCTTCCCAAGGCATGTTGTCCTTGAGGTATTCGATACACTCAATTGTGCCATTGTTATAGTGGTATGGGTGATCCACAGCGTCTTTTGTCATAGGCCCTCCTCATAGAACGCTTCTAGCCATTGCTTACATATATCACTTCTGACGACATCTTCAAGCCCAAACTCAACTACAGAAGCCTCAATGTTGTACTTCTTAGCCAAGTGAATAGCCTTGGACAGACCAGACTGTTCCTTGATGTCTGATTGTCTGATGTCGCCATTCATGACCAGTTTACAGTTGTCACCGATACGGGTAACAAGCATCTTGAATTGAGCAACGTCAAGGTTCTGACATTCATCAGCAAGTACAAAAGCATCCTTGAAGGAAGACCCTCGCATATACTCTAGAGGTGCCATCTGGATGTTGCCATTCTTAACGTCAGTCTCGAACTTGTTCTTACCTAGATGTTCCTCTAGGACAGACAAGACAGGAGACAACCAAGGTCCAAACTTCTCCTCCATCGTTCCGGGTAGTGCGCCAAGAGACTTGCCTACAGACACAGCAGGACGTGTAACAATGATCTTGTCGATCTTCTTGTTGACAAACAGGTTTGCTGCATAGGTAGCGGCAATGTAAGTCTTACCCGTACCACTGGGTCCAAGGACGATGACTTGTTGACGCATCTTCAAGGCATCAATGTAGAGCTTTTGGTTGTTGTTAAGGGGAACAAGCGGTATGGTCTTAGCAACCGCCTCTGCCTCTGCACCCTTAAATTTGGTAGCCCTTTTACCACGAGGCTTCTCAAGCGGGGTCATAGTTCTTCAAACCATTTCACAAGGTTTTCATAGGTTCCTATGTAGGTTCCGTTGTACCAGATTTGAGGAAACCTCTTTGGACAAACCTCAAGCATCAGCTTCATAATCATGGGGTGTTCCTTGTGGTCATAAACTACAAAATCTTCTCCCCTCTCTTTGAAGAGTGCTTTGGCCCTCTCACACCAGATACAACCTTCTTTAGTAATCAGGTGATACATCTTCTTCCTCTTCTTCGATAACAGTCAAGACATAGCCGACCATCATTTTAAGGTCATCAATTTCCCCTTGTTGTTTCCAAGCATAATAGACAAGAGGGAGTAGCAGAACGACGTTGAGAATGTCCCAGAGCATTGATTAATCCAGTTTGATGATTTTGTATGTGATGAAGACAAGGGTGGCAAGCATAGTATAGTCGATGAAGGGGTAGAGTGCAGGCATAGTTCATAACTCCTTAGTTAGTGTCTGTTTCAGGGAAGTTAATTTTAGCATAGTTTCCAAACAGTTGTTTAGCACACCTGTCATAAGCGAGGGCAGCTTCTTCCTCCGTATCAAAATACCCAAGATGGACTTGTTTATAATTTAGTGTTGCAGCAGCTTTCCATCTTGCATCTCTAGACCGTCTGCTGACACCTTTGTAACGAGATGTTTTACCTTTACTTTTAGACTTGTTCATCATGTTTTCAGATACAGTGGCTAACCGAAGATTTTCTAAACGGTTGTCTGACCTGTCATTATTTTTATGATCTAAATCTTTTATAGGCCAATCTCCATAGTAGATGAACCAACAAATCCTGTGCGCCTTGAATACTTTACAAACACCTTTTATGCACAACCTAACTTGTATATGGCCTTGCGTTTTATGCTTGTTACCAGCAGGCTTTTCAAAGTTCCTCTTCTTTCCCACACAAGTCCACCACAAAAGACCTGTTTGAGGATCATATCTAAGATTGTTACGAATATATTTGTCCCAATCATGTTCCATAGCAACCTCACTTATAAAAGGGATAGAGTGCAGGCATGTTTGTAGTTCCTATTGAGGGTTAAGGAAGGCCCCGTAGGGCCAACCTATTAGGTAAGATCGACAATCTCGCATACGCCAGAAACGCAAGCCATCGTTTGTGTTCCTTTAGTCGTATCTTCAGTTTCGTAGTCTCTCAGTTTAGCCCAATCAATCTTAGAGGGCATGATTGCCAGAAGGTCAAGATACTCTCGTTCACCCACTTCCTGATAAGGTGCCTGTTGATAAGTGTGGTCAGAGTGTGGCAAGAAAGACACACCAGACACCTCGTCAAAGTGTGCGTAGACCCAAGCACCAACCTCCATCCACTCATGGTCACGAACAGTAACCGTGATCGACGGCTTATGTTCACACCAGTGACGTTGATAGGTCAACCAAAGGTTCAGTTGCTCAATCGCAGTCATGTCGTTACGAGTAATGGCACCATTCGGAGACTTCTGCGGGAACGAGAAAACAGTGGTAGTGTCAGGCTTCATCACACACGGTTCATTCGGGATACCTTGATCCTTCATAAACTGTGTCAGAGGGTCTTTGTTGTCGCCGCGAACAGTCCGAATATAATAAGCTGAATGCCGAGCGTGTATACCACTAGCGGAATCAACCAGTTGTGATACGGTCCCTGAGGGTTTGACACAAGTAATTGCAACGCTAGCAGGGATGTTAAGACGATCAGCCCACTCGCGGTTAGTAGAAACAGCGACATTCTTCAGATGCTCCAAGATTTTAGCAACAGTCCAGCCTTCACAGGCAAGAGCCATGTCATCATCAATTAGGATACGGTTATCCATGATACCAGTCAAAGAGACACCAAGTAGACGCTCTTCTTCAGTGTTGTCCTTCCACACCTTACGCAGATACGGGAAATGCGTATAAGTGGACTGGATAGTCCCAAGAATGGTTGCAAGGCGAACCTTACGCTCAAGGTCTTTTAAAGTGTCTGTTGCCCTGACCACCACTTCCGTGAGGTTGCAGAATTGATAAGGGCGAAGGATAATCTCCGAACACGGATTCGTGCCAAAGTCTTGGTTCGCATCACGGCGTCCATTCTTAGCTGCTTGTTTCTTACTGGCAGGGCGAGAGAAGATACCCCGTTCACCAGACTTACTTTCTACCAGAGAGAGCCATTCACGCATGAAGGTCTCCATGTCAGGCTTCTCAGTATAGGCCACGCTGTTGTTAGCCAAAGCACGTTGTTTCTGGTTTTCCCACCACTGTCCAGACTTGGCATGACGCATACGGTCATCAGACAGATTAGACAAAGAGATCATTGCAGAGCGACGTACACCACCAACAACAACAACCTCACCAATCTTACACATGATGTCATGGCATTCGATGGAAGACAGCTTCCGACCTTTTGCATTGACAAACGTGTTGATTACGAAGTTGAAGAGTTCGACCAGAGGGGCAGGACCAGAGGCACGACCACCAAAGGTTTTCAGTTTAGCACCAGCAGGACGGACTTTAGACACATCCCACTTGGGGATTTCACCAGCATAGAGCATGGCAATCAGCTTACGCAGTGACTTAGCCCAACCTTCCTTGCTGTCCTTGACAACAATCACATCATCGCTGGAAAACATGTTCTCAGGCACTTCCGGCAGCTTGCTGATGTATTGACGTTCAACAGAGAAGCCAACACCAGTGCCACACAGAAGGATGAACATAGCTTCATCAAAGGACTTAGGATCGTCTACAGGCAGATAGGAGCAGTTGTAGCCAGCAGTGTTGTCTCGTTCCAGTGCAGCGCCAGCCGTCATCAGCGCCCGCATGGAAGGCGCAATTTCAAGGCTAAGGAGCGCCTCACGAACATCAGAAAGAGTCTTCTGTTGTTCATCGGTAAGCAGTGCGTGATATGAAGCGCCTTTATCTTCGCAAGTCTCTGCCAACT